CGTATTTAGGGGTTTAGCTCTCCAGAATTCTCTGGATAGCGTCTTGCAGTAGTTGTTCTTTCCTATTTGGGGAAAGTCGATACCAGAGTAATTGTTCTCGGTACAACAGCTTTGTGAGCCACTTCCCGATTACATCAGTTTTGCGTAATCGCTCCTTGATATGATCATCTATACATTGCGACATGTATTTCAGACCAGTACCTGTCATCAACCATCCACCTCTAACCAATGCGTTTGGGCAGTCCATCTCAATAAAGTTAAACTGAGATGTCAGTCGGTGCCACATTTTTAGTGGTCCTAAAGAATTAACCTTGCGGTTAACTTCCTGCGTGTAAGCATCGCGATCTATCACAGAGTATGGGTGTTGTTTATCCCATTGCTCTTGGATTGCAGCTAACTCCGATTCAAGATCGTCCCTACGCCATAGACTACTTTCTGGAATTTCACATTGCTGTGATTGATACCAGAGTTGATCTACAGTTGGCCTTTCAAGCTGGGTAAGTTCTGCTGAGTCCTGGATAAGTTTCAACCAGGGACTAAACAGTGCAGCTCTAGCTCTTAAAGGCAGGCCCTCTGGATTTTCCCCTTGCCCAAATGGGGGGGGAGCAGTTTTAAGTACGTACGCAAGAAATTCGCGTTTATCGTACAAATCCAGTGTTCGGGTTAAAGAAGAAAGCAAATGTAGTTTATTGTTCGAAGAGGGTTGTCTCCATTTTACACCTTGGTAGACGGTCCGAGGGGTTATTACTAACCCGGCGAATTCCGCTATTAAATCAGATGAGATAGTCTTACTCTCACTGACAGGCATACGGAAGATATCAAGTAATCTTCGATATTCTTCGTGGACCTTGTCATTTGATATGACAACATCATCACCAAGAACACGGAACGCGTCGGTCACTCCGACTTTGAGCTCAATGGCTCGCAGAAGGCATCCATGCGTTAAAGCAAAGGATGGAAAGGATGGGTAGAGACCCAGAGGTTGTCCTTTAGTCCAACGGACTGTTTCAGGATAATTTCGGTGATTTACTCTATTTTCCGATTTTCCTTTATTAAAGCCACGTATAGATTCCGGTATGTACCATTTGCCTTTCGAGAGGACTTCAAACAATCGAATATCCTCTGTGTCCAATTTGTCCATCCAACGCAGAACCCTGATTTGCAAATCCAGGGGAAAATTGTTGGTAGCATCACTCAGATCCACACTATATACAGTTTTACCAGCTACAAGCTGGGCTTGGGCCCATACAGCACCTTTCGCCTGATTATGCGTGCAATCCCATGGAAGCTTGTCTAGTAATCCCAACAGCTGACGGCCTAACGGCTTTAAGCTAAGTTGAAAAACTCGCCTTGGATTAGCGAGAAACCTGGCTTTGAAACCTGGTTCCTGGACGACAGAGATGCGTCCTACACAATCTCCATACTTCCCATTATCCTCCTCAATTCTTAGCAATCGTGGTGTCAAATTGCCCATAGCGTTAAGAATAATTCTCTCGAAGCTACTATCATCAAGGAGATCCCAAACCAGAGTACTTTTAAAATCGTCAAACAACACGTCGATTGACTCCGGCACTGTCCTCATATTACTGAGGGGCGCGTACTTAGTTTCAGACCATCCGTAGTGACTAAAGTCACTTTGGAA